GGTCGATCCACAATACGGCGAACAGCCGATCGTCTGGGATGGGTAAGCCCGGCTTCACCGCGTAAACATATTCCGGCGACAGCGCGATACCGGTGATGTGGAAGCCTTGCACACGGCCATTGAGGATGACGCGGACATCCTCACCTGGCGTCACTCTGTTCGTCTCGGCAAACGCTTCATTGATTGCCGCGCCGCGTGCGTCGCCGGGCTGCGGCGCAGTCCCGCGTCGGAGGTGTAGCCGCGCCAGCGGCTCATCGCCGGCGCGGGCGAGCGAGACCATCCGTGCGGACACCGGCAGCCTGGAAGATGGCCAATCGACAATGACGTCACGCACGATGCGGGGCTCAACGGCGGCAATGCCAGGGATTTCATTGAGCTGTGCGACAATTGAAAGGGGGGCCCGCTTCAGTGTCACGAACACCTGCGGGAATCGTGCGCTGGCATAGAATCGATCGCGACCGGATTTCAGCGAGTCGAATGTCGATACCGAAGCAACGAAGACGGCGACGCCGGCAGCCACCACCAGGGCAATCGTGATGATCTGCCCTCGCATCGCAGCAATGTCGCGCAAGAGCTTTCGATCGAGTAGGCTCACCAGCGTACTTCCTCGGGCGTCATCCGTCGCGCATTGTGGTCCTCGCCGACAATCCGGCCGCCGCCCAGCCGCAGCACTCGGTCGGCCATGCCCGCAATGGCGGCGTTGTGGGTGATGATGATTGTCGTTGTGCCAAGCCGTTCGTTAGCTCGCACAATGGCTGCGAGAACGACCTTGCCAGTATCGTAGTCGAGCGCACCGGTCGGCTCATCGCAGAGCAAGACATCGGGCGACTTGACGATAGCGCGTGCAACCGCGACGCGCTGCTGCTCGCCGCCAGAGAGTTGCGATGGAAAGTGATCGAGGCGCTGGTCAAGACCGACAAGTGAGAGTGCCTCGCGCGGATCGAGCGGCTTGTCGGCAATTTCGTTCACCAGGGCAACGTTCTCCAAGACTGTGAGGCTCGGAATGAGATTGTAGAATTGGAATACAAAGCCGACATGCTCGCGCCTGTAGCGTGTCAGTTCGGCATCATCGGCGCCCACGAGGTTATGGTCGCGCCATCGAGCCTCACCGGAGGTGGGTGCGTCGAGTCCGCCGAGGATGTTGAGCAGCGTTGATTTTCCGGAGCCTGACGGACCGAGCAGCACAACGAATTCGCCCTCGTAAATGTCGAGATCGACGTCTCGTAGCGCATGCACCTCGACCTCGCCCATGACATAAGTCTTGGAAAGGCCTCGGGCATGAAAAACCGGGGCGCCATTTGATTGGCCAACATCCATCGCCGGCATCAGTCACCCCCCGCGAAGCCAATGTAAGCTCAACCTGCCTATCGCACACAGGTCTTTGATGTGGATCATAAAGTGACCTGTGTGGCCCCCTATGCAGTAGGAGCCGTTCCGTAGAATGAATTGCAATCGGGGCGATTGCGAAACAGGGACAGCAGGCCGGTGTCGATTGAACCGGAGTTTTGTGTAGTCAGGGCATGTAGTGCCCCCAGAAGTGTGACTGGTCGCTTTCGATGTAGCCGTCGTTGGTCGCAAAATTGACCCGCACCTCGATCACGTCATTCGCCGCGAGCGGTGTAAGGACAGTGAGGTTGTAGATGGTGACATCGTCGACCGGCGCGCCCGAAACGGCCCGGCCGCGGCCGAGCTCGGCGCCGTTCTTGTAGAAGGTGGCGATCACCTTTGTTGGGACCGTCGCATTCGCCTTGAAGCGCAGCGAGAAACCAAGGCAGTAATTTCCTGCGAATGGCGCAGTGAAATTGTTGTTGCTGCCGTTGAACGCGTTCTGGTCGTTCGAGTCGGCGTTGTTGAACTGGACCTTGGTCCAGGTGTTGGCGGCGATGTAGTTGTCGAAGTTGGTGTAAGCGGAGAACTTCGGCGCCAGCGGCAGCTTCAATCGACCGGTGTTGCGGTCGATCACGAAGCCGGTGAAATAGTTCGAGCCGTCGGGCGAGACCTTGACTGTGAAGTCGTCGTCGCCGAGCAGTCCGAACAGAGCGCGCGCCGAATAGTTGCTCTGGAACGTGAGCGCGACATCGTCTCCGGCCGCCGCCTTGTTGAAGGTGAAGCGGACGTCGTCCGTCTCCCGGTCGAACAGGAAGGCGGTACCCTTGACGATCAGCGCATTGTTGGCGTCGGCGGTGGCACCGCCGAGGCCGACGTGGCCGGTGTCCTTGTCGATCGAAACCGCCAGATAGAAGATCGAGCCGTCGGGACTCACCTTGATCGTGAAGTCGTCGTCGCCAAGCAGTCCCAACAGAGCACGGGTGATGAAGGCATTCTGGAACGTGAAGCCCGCGTCCTTCGCCGCAGCGCTCTTGTTGAGCGCGACGCGCATGTGCCCGGTGCCGGGCGTCACGTCATCGTGGCTGAGCAGCACGCCGTCGGACTTCACCGCCAGACGGTTCGTCGTGTCCGCGGTGGTGCGGATGCCAAGGAGCGCCAGGTTCTGGATCGCAGAGACCGCAGAGAGCGCGTCGACCCAGGCCGAGCCGTTCCAGGCGAGCAATGCGGCCTCGTCGACGACCCACGCGAGCCAGCCGACGCGGGGGATGAAGAAGCGCCAGGCACCATCGAGCCACGCGGCTATGTGGTTGGCATGGCCGGCCCAGGCACCGGTGGGACTCGCAGCAACGATGTAGCGGGCACCTTCCGCCGGCGAGCCAGGCGGGGCCGCAAGACTGCGGTCGAGCACCGCCAGTTGGACAAGCGCGTCGAGGTCGTAGAGCGCCTCGTTGATGGTGACGTGTTTCTGCGCCTGGTCTGCCGCGAGTTGCGGCAGGCCAAGATTGGGCGTCGGCATGGATGGTCCTCAGAGGGTGGAAAGGATTTCGGCCGGTATGCCGCGGCCGTAAGCGCGCGAGACCTGGGCGACGCGCCAGGCAAGCGAGGCCGGCGGCGCGCCGAAGTCGGCCGTCTGCTGGGCAGCGGTGTAGAGCGCGCCTTGGCTCGTGACGCGATTGGTCCGCACAACGTTCGCGCCATCGAGGATCAGGACATCGTACTCTTCGGTCTCTTCGCCGAGCGGCACCTCGTTGAGCCAGGAGTCGCCGCCGACGCGCGTGCGCCTGATCCACGACAGTTGGACATCGCCGGACGATGGATCGCGGACCGCCTTGAGCTGCGCCGGCGCGAATGGCCGCAGGCCGTTGCCGGTGTCGGTGAAGACGATCTCGCCCGAGAGGTCGCCGCTCGGGCCCTGCGGGACCGGCGCATAGCGCCAGGCGATCTCGATCCCGATGCGCGAGACTGAAAAGTTCGGCCGTGGCTGACGCGCCGGGTCGAGCAGAATGAACCGGCTCCCCTCCGGATGCGCCGCGATCTCGTGCTCGGTGCCGCGCTGGCCGCGCAACAGCCGACTCAGGCGGTAGCGGCCCTCGGCAATGAGCTCGGCATTGGCGAACTGGATGACCTCGTCGCCAACGAGAGCGGCATTTCCTCCTGCCAGCACCCGCTCGTCGGCAAGGCTTTGCAGCGAACCAAAGTCGAGCTGCACCTCAACCGTGTTGACGCGGTCCCACCGCCAAGCTGGGCCGGCTGCAAGCTCCGTGATAGTCTCGCCCATGATCGACGGAAGCCCGGTAACGGCCGCGACCACATAGTCCAATGCATCAGCGGTCGGCTGGAACAGTGTCGCGCCGCGAAAACGGCCGGTGCCGACCGGGCACGCGGCCACATAGAAGCTCGGCGCCGAAGCGTCGTGGCTGTCGACCATGATCGGCATGTCGAGGAGTTCGACGCGGACCGGCGCGACCGGCTCGGGCACCGAGGGCGGCAGCACGCCACTGCCGGTCGGTGCGGTGTAGAACTCCGGAATGCCGCCATCAGTGGCGACGCCTCGCAGGAGCACCAGGCCGGGCTTGCCGTAGGTGACGGCCGTGAGGCGGATGCGCCGCCACACCCCATCGATTGGGACTTCCACCGTATCGGTCGGATCAAGCCTGATCGAGCGCGTTGGCAGTCGCAGGTCGACCGCTTCGCGTCCCTGCCACATCTCGCGCAGCGCCCGCTGCCCGATCGCCTGGGCCTGCTCGACCGTGAGCACGATCGGGAAACTCAGCGTGTTGACGCTTTCCGACTGTCCAACCTGCTTGCGCACCGTGACGGTCGAGGATTGGTAGTCGCGGCCCTCATCGATGTGGACTACGTCGACCGCGATCGGAAGCTCTGTGTCCTGGGTGCGCTCGACCTTGACGCGGGAGCGGTCGCTGTCGTTCTCGCTGGCGCCGAGGTCGTTCGGATCGATCGTGATTGGCGTGCCGGCTCCGCGCTTGACGAAGACGAGCGCGCCGTCGCCTTCGACCGCATCGAAGAAGTACGCGGTCTGCAGGACCGCGATCATGTCGCGCACCGGCTTGCGCTCGGTCACGACATAGCCGACGACCTCGTCGTCGAGCGCCGTCACATCGAACTCGCTCTCGGCAAGGCCAGCACGCAAACAGAGGTCACGCACAATCTCGGCGAGCTGCATGTTGCCGATCTTCCCTTCGATCCAGTGGCCGAGCCGAAAGTTTTCGCCGTCCGACCAGACGTTGGTGAGCGCCGGAAAGAATGGGTAAGGCCGCGCGTCCCAGCACCAAACGAACCGGCGCCCGACCATAGGTCCGTCGTAGACCGACGAGGTCGGATTGTTGGCCGACTCGTTCCAGAACTCTTCGGTGGCTTCGATCCCGGCACGCTGCACCACGCGGTCAACCGCGCGGTTGGAGTAGTACGGCGCAAAACTCTCGACCGACTTCGGGTCGATGAAGACGTTCGGCTGGTTGGTCGCGCAGTTCACCGTCGGGAAGCCGTACTCGGTGAACCAGATCGGTTTTCCGCGCGGCACCCAAGCCGTCGCTGGACCGGTCGGCACGCCGCCCGCGCGCGGGACGTGCTCATTCTCCCACCAAGTGCGAATGTCCTTGATCGCCCAGAAGGGGTCATCGATCGGGGAGCGCTGCGGATCGAGGCCGCGGCGCTCGAGGTCGCGGTCGGCCTGCGCGGCATAGAAGTAGTCGATCAGTTCGCCCGACGCCCAGCCTTCGCCGATCACCGCCTTGTCGTAGACCGCACGCGGGACATCCGTCAGCGGGAAATAAGCGTCGATCCCGACCACGTCGATGTTCGGGTCGGCCCAGACCGCATCGAGCGGGAAGTCGACATTCGCGTCGCCGCGGTCGTGGTAGCGGTACTCGGACCAGTCCGCCGCATAGGTAACGATGCAGCCGGACCCGAGCGTCGCCTTCGCTTCGGACGCGATCTGCTGCCAGAACGGCACCGAAGGATAGTTGCCGGCACCATCGCGGATGCGATTGAGCGCGACCATCTCGGAGCCGACGACGAAGCCGTCGACGCCGCCCGCGTCCTCCGCAAGCGACATGCAGTGGCGGATGAAGCGCAGATATCCATCGCTCCGCTCGAAGAAGCCGGACACGTCGGCGGTAGCGCCGCCGATCCGCCCCCGCCAGGGAAACGGCGAAGGGTCCGGCGGCGGAATGTCCATCATCAGGAACGGGTACAGCATCACCTTGTAGCCAAGGCTGCGCAGATGCTGGATCGCCCGGATCACCGAGCCGTCGTTGATGGTACCGCCGTAATAGAGTCCGAGCGACCCGTCAGGGTTCGTGTAGGACGAGACGAGCGGCCACCCGCCTGATCCTCCGATGACCGGGCGACCGACGCCCATCACCGACCAGAGGTACGGCGTCGTGTCCGGTAGCCGGTCCGGGTAGATCGAATATTCGGCCTCGGGCCGGATCGAGCAGGTCGCCACGTCGATCGAAGTCCCGAACCACGCATAGACGACGCTGACCCACTCGACGTTCGGCACCTCGCGCTTGAGGTTCTCGATCGAGACCGCAAAGTCGGCCGCCTTCCTGCCGGCGTTGCTGTTGATATTCGAGTTGCGGACGCGGCTGCGCACGACATTCGGCTCATAGGCCCATTCGCCGCTCGCCGGGATCAGGCAGACGTTGCGGACAAGATGACGGGCGTCGGCCACGTCCGCGCGCGAGCCGCGATAGACCTCGATCTCGAAATTCGGGAAGCGGTTGCCGTAGGGTGTGAGGTAGAGGTTTTCGAGGACCACGTAGGCCAGGCCACGGAACGCCGGCGCGCGGTCCGCGCCCTCGACCGCCTGGATCAGCGGGTCGGGTGATTGCGTCTCGTCTCCATAGTAGGTGCGGATTTCGTCGACGTGCTCCGGGTCGAGCGGCGTCTTGTCGAGCCAGATGCGATAGATCGAGGTGACCGGTGCTTCGCAGATCCCGAGCGCCACATCCGCGTAGTAATGGTAGCTCGTGCGCGTGATGGTCTGCGTGCCGCCGCCCCCGCCGCCGCCCTTGCCACCGCCACCGACCGTCTCGGTCTCGGTGCGGACCACTTCGCGGATGCCGCGAACCCAGATGATGTTGGCGGGCACGCGCATCCGGCCCCAGATCGCCGGCATCGTCTGGCCATAGGCCGATCCCGACAGGTTGAGTTCGGTGAGCCGCGCGCCTTCGACCGTCCGCCGGTCCTGCTGCGGCCCGAACAGTTCCCGGTCGAGAATGCCGCCGACATAGGCGCCGAACAGCGCTCCCAGCGACTGGCCGAGACCGCCCGCGATGCCGCCGCCGAGCACGCCGCCGGCAAGCGTCAGGACGAGTTGGGCCACCGATCACGTCTCGACTTCGAAGGTGAGGTTCGGCAGGCGGTTGCCGAATGGCGTAATGTAGAGCCGCTCCATCATCACATAGGCGAGCCCGCGATAGGCCGGCGTGCGGTCAACGCCTTCGACGGCTTGGATCAACGGGTCGGGCTCCTGCGTCTCGTCCCCGAGATAGACCCGCATGTCGCCGACCTTGTCGTCCTCGAACGCATTGCCGTCGGCGAACACGCGGCTCACGGCTGCAATCGGGCCGGCGCAGAGACCGACCGCGATGTCCGCGTAATAGTGGTAGCTGACGTTGGTGACGGTCTGACCGCCGCCACCGCCGCCACCTTTGCCGCCGCCGCCGACCGTCTGTGTCTCGGTGCGGACCTCCTCGTCGAAGCCGCGCATCCAGATGACGTTCGAGGCCATCCGGCCCTTGCCGTACAGCATCGGGATCACGGCGCCGTAGCTCGACGACTGCACGCGCAAGTCTTGCATGCGCGCGCCGTAAACGGTCTGACTTGCCGTGCCACCGAACAGCTGCTGGTCGACTATGCCGCCGACGTAGCCACCGACCAGCCCGCCGATCGCGCCGCCGAGGCCCGGCAGCAGCAGGTTGCCGAGCACATAGCCGCCGACGGTAAGGACGATCTTCGCCACGATCAGTCCTTGATGCCGGGCATGCGGAACGCATGGCGGAGCTTTGCCCGCCACCAGGGCGAGAAGTCGTGTTCGACCACCTTGCCGGCTTCACGATAGCAATGGATCAACCCGCGTCCCGGCGTGACATAGGCGCAATGATGCGCCGGTCCCTTGCCGGCGCCGAACAACAGGATGTCACCGGCCAGTGCATCAGATTGTTCGATCTCCTGGCAACGCTCCTTGAAGCCGAGATACATGCGAGGTTCGGCGCGATAGAGGTGCCAGGTCTCCGGATAGTCGAGTGGGATCGCGATCTCCCCGACAAACGGCTGGGCGACGCCGCGGACGAAGCCGATGCAGTCGCAGCCGACTCCCTTGAGAGATGCCTGGTGATGCCAGGGCGTGCCGAGCCAGCTCCGCGCCTCGGCGATCACTGCGTCCCGGGTGAACATCAGCCCTTGATCGGATAGGAGAAGACCTTGTCGTTGCCCGGGATGTGCGGCTCGCCGCGGAAGTTCAGGATGTTCCCGAACCGGGCGTGACAGGTCTCGGGAGTCTTGTCGCAACCGGCGACCAAGCGGACCTGGTCGCCGGCAACGATCGGCCTTGGCATCGGCGTGAACAGCTGGACCGATTGACCGTTGTGTTGGAGCACTTCGGTGGCGGCACCCGCATTGGCGCCGGTCAGAAAGGTGCAGACACCGAAGGTGTAGAATCCCGTCGGCCGAGCTGTCGGCACCGTGAAGGTGTCGCCGCTCGACACCGCCGAAATCGCGAGCTCGTCGGTTAGCGGCCCGAGCACGACCTTGCACTCGGCGCTGCCGAGGTCGGTGCGGCAGAGCCGGGAATAGAGCTTGCCCGCGACTTGTTGCAGCCGGTTGGCGATGCCGCGGATTTCGGCGGAGAAGCGGTTGTCAGCGCGTTTGACCTCGCCAAGCGAGCCGCGTCGAAGGAGCACGCGACCCTGTGAGAGGTCGGTCCAGTTGACGAGGAAGATGTCGATCTTCGCGCCATCGAATAGGCCGGCCGTAAGGTCTTCCGCCTTGAGCGCGTCGTCATCGAGAAACCCGTCCACATCGAGGTTATCAACGGACAGGTCGGCACCCGACTTGATCGCGCTCGGCAGAAAGCCGGTTGCGGCGACGTAGGTCAGGCCATCGATGACGAGCGGCTGGTCATGGTCGGTGAAGCCGCGCACCCACCCGTCTGTCCGCTCCAGCCGCCAGCAGGTCGCGAGCGTCGTCACCTCGCCGGCAAGGTGCGCGGCAAGCGCTGCCGAAACAGTCTTCATGGTCAGGCCCGGATTTCGATCAAAGCGATCGAGGAGACTTGCTGGATGTGGTAGGCGACCGCCACCACCGGCAGGTGATCGGTGTCGAAGCGCACCGGCACGTCGAAGAGGAAATCGGCATAGGGCTGCGCGCCTGGCGCCGAGCTGAACGTGACAAGCCCGGTCATGTGGTCGACATCGACCGACACCGGGTTGCCGCTGACGCGGACGACGACCGTGCCGGCCTCGGGCTTGGTGATGCTGCGCTGGTCGGCGGAGGGCCCGGAGGCGTATTGCTTCGTGAGCTGCCAGACGACCGGGTTAGCCGTCGGCGCCAGCGACTGCGCCTCAGCTTCAAAGTCGTTCCAATCGCGGAAGCGGAAGCCATAGGCGCGCCCCTTGCGAGCGCGGAAGAAGGCGATCACCTCCGCCATCTGCTCGCGGGTGCGAATGCCGGTCGAGATGTCGTACTTGGCGCGCGCGGCCGACCAGTTGACGTTGCGCTGCTCGAACCCCGATGCGACCGCAATGATGTCGGTCGAGAACTCAGGGCCTCCCGTCGCCCCGCGCGCCACCGCATCGGGAAACCGCACGTCGTGGAATCCGGTCACAGGTTGCGCTCCGCGCGTCGTAACGCCGCCGCCATGTCGGCGGTGATCTGGCTCTGGGCCCGACGGAACGAGGCGGCGTCCGGCGTCGTGACCGCGAAGTTGAGGACGATCGGCGCTGCCTTTGAGCCGCGCTCGTAGGACGCGGCCTCGGCGCGATTGAGCACGCGCTCGCCGCGCTGGAGGATCGCCGGCACTTCGTCCGGCGAAAGGAACGCACCGTCATGCAGGCGTGGTGCGTTGCGGAAGACCTGCGCTGGTGCCCAGTGCGGCGTCCCGCCCACCCCGACGACGCCACCTTCGTGGAACTTGAAACCGAACAGGCCGCCGAGGACGCCCCCTACATTGTTGAGCGTTGTCAGGTTCGTCCCGAATAGGAAGTTCTTGAGCGGGTTGAGGACGGCAAGTTTCAGGATTTCCTTTTCGATGTCGGCAAGCGCCGCGCGTCCCGCATCCGCCCAGGACTTCCAGTCGGTCTTGCCCTGCGCGATCAGGGTCGCAAAATGGTTGAAGGTCGTGTCGGTGATGCCCTGCAGCGCCTGCATTGCGCCGTTAGAGCGGGCGAGCTCCTGGTTGAGCCGCTCGATGTAGGCGGCGTTGGCGAGGATCGCCTGGCCTTCGGCGCTGGCGAGATCGATGCCCTTCTGCCGTAGCTGCTGCTCGGCCTGCAGCTGCGCAATGATGATCGCCCGCTGCGACTCGCCCTGGCCGGTCAATTCGATCTGCTTCTGCAGAAGCTCGATCTGGTTCTTCTGGCCCTCGATCGTCTGCAGCGCGGTCGCGCGCGCCTGCTCGCCGTGCAGCCGCGCATAGGCCCCGCGCAGCGCATCGATGACGCGGGCAAGCGTGCCCTTGGCGTCCCCCTCGGCGAGCGCCTGCGCGATGATCAGCGGGCGAAGCGCCTGCTCGACCTGCATCAACCGCTGCGCCTGCTCGCTTGAGATCGTGCCGGCCGCGACCGCATCGTTGAGCTTGCGCTGCGCGGCGGCTTCAGCCGTCAGATCGGTGGCCGACTTCGCGGACTGTGCAGCTTGCTCCGCGATCTGCTCGCGCAGGAGCTCGCGCGCGCGGGTCTCGACATCGACGCCGTTCTGGACGGCCTCGGTTAGGGCCTTGCGGCGGACCTCCGCCTGCTGGGCTGCTGCCGCGCCTTTGAGCCAGGCGTCGGCCAAGCCCAGCGTCGCCCTGGTGTTGACCTCGACGACGCGCGACTGGTCGATATGCGCTTGCGTGGCTTCGGCGCGGGCCTTGGTGCCAGCCCGCGTGATGTCGGCTTCGGCGATGGCGACCGGAATGGCCTGCCCGGCGAGTTCGAGCCGTCGCCGCTCCTCGGCGATGGCCGCCTTCTGCGCGGGCGTCTTGGCCTGAAGCGCCTGGATTTCCAATTCGTCGAGGCGGCGGGCCTTCTCGGCAGGGTCGAGCCAGCTGCGGATGGCGCGGGTGACCGCGTCATAGGCGGTCTCGACCTGCTTGAGGTCGGCGACCTTCTGTCGAATGAGCGGATCGTCGAGCGCGGAGCGGAGTTGCGCCTGGCGGGCCTTGAGCGTTTGCAGTTCGTCGAAGCCGGGCGTGAGATCGCGCGCCACCGTGCCGGCGCGGACCGAGAGCTCGTTGGCTCTCGCTTCCTTCGCCCGGACTTCAATGTTGGCGAGCTTTGCCTCGATCTTGGCGATCTCGGCGTCGACCTCGACCAGCATCCGCGTGTTGAAGTTGCGGGCCTGGGCGGCAAAGCGGGTCGGCGGGTTCTCGATCAGCGCCTGAAGGCGCGCGCGTTCCTGCTGAAGCTCCTTCAGCCGCTCATCGAGCGGCGCTCCGTCAAGCGCCCGCGAGATCGCCCGGCCCATCGCATCGTAGGCATTCGACGCCATCCGCCCGACGAAGTCCCACGCGCGGCCGAGCGCCGTAGTCGCCTCGGATGCATTGACCAGGCTGCCTTTCAGCGCATCGAGCAGGACACGCTGGGCATCGGTGCGGTTGTTGTGATCGGCAAGCGTGCGGACGTATTGCCGCGTCCGATCGTCGAGGAAGTTGAGCTTCTCGTTGAGCGAGTCCGCTCCCCGGATCGGGTCGGCAAAGGCGCCGGCAAGGTCTTTGGTCGCGGTTGCGACATCGGTGCCGGTCGTCGCGGCGTAGTTCTTGACGACCTTGATCAGACCTTCGAACTGCGAGACCGCGATCCTGCCGGTGCGCAGGAACGCGGCCTCCATTTCGCGGGCGGCGGCGACCGAGACGTTGCCGGCGGAGGCCGACTGCTCGGCGATCCGCTCGATCTGTCCGACCGTCGCGCCCGCGGCCCGGCCGGTGCCGGCAAGTGCGACCTCGAGTTCCTTCTGGGACTCGATGTAGCGGTAATAAGAGTAGCCGACCGCAGCGCCGATGGCTGCAATGCCCCCAACCACCGCAGTGGTCGGCGTGATCAGGCTGGTTAGGCCCTGCCAGACGCCGCGCAGGATGCCGCTGACGCCGGTGCCCGGGCCGAAGATCTGGGCGATCTGCGAGCCCTGCTGCATCAGCACCATCAGGGGCCGCTGGCCGCTCGCAAGCGAGACGACCACGTCATTGAGCTGATAGCTGAGGTTGACGAGCTGGTTTGAAGTCAGCTTGCCTGTTGCGCCGATCGCTCCGAGTGCTTTCGCGGTGCCGTCGTAGCGGGCTTGCGCCAGCGCATGCGCCGCGGCTTGCTCGGTTGCGGTAATCGCGCCCGCCTTGAACAGAACATTTGCTTCGGCAACCTCGGCGTTGAGCTTCGCCTGAGCCGCGCCAAGCGGGTCGATCTGCGCGCGCAACGCAGCCGTGCGGGCCGCCAGGTCTTCGGAGGCTCTTGCCGCCTCTTCGAACACCGCGGCGGAATCCCGCGCGGACTTGGGAACGCCAGTGCCAACGCCGAGAACGGTATTGAAGCCGCGCTGCGCCTGATCGGCCGCAGCGGCCTGCTTGGCGGCCTGGGCCAGCCGTTGCAGGCGTTGCGTCTCGCGGTCTGCCGCGGCGCCCGCGGCGTCCATCGAGGTAGCAACGCCGCGGAACGCATCCTGTCCCGCCTTGCCGACCTCGTCGAAGGCACGCTTGACCTCCGCCTTGCCCTCGACGCCGAGGCGGATCGAGACATTTGTGGTGGACATCGCTCGCTTACGCTCGCGGTTGCGTCGTGCTCATTCGGAGTCTCGGGCGTAGGCGCGCACGATGATCGGTTCGATCTCGGGGAGGAGCTCGACGAGCAGCGTGTTGAGCGCGCCCATGGCGTCGGCGAGCATCAGCACCGCGCTGAAATCGAGTGCGTAGACGCCGCCCATGACGGCACGCACCTGTCCGGCCGCGCGCTTGAGCACGCCCCAGGCGGCGATTCCGTCAGGTGTTTGTGGTGCGTGCTCGATGTATGGGCAGGTGGCACAGGTTGACGAACAGGCCGCGCAGTAGCCATCGCCCCCGCCGAAGTGCCATTCGGCGAGAGCGATCAGGCGTTTTTTTCCGCGTCCTGGATCAGCGCCGGGCCGACGTAGAGGCGGTCGATCGCATCGAACAGCGACCAGATTTCCAGGGCGGCATCGATGGTCTCCTTGTTCGGCTCGACGGGCTTGCCGTCCGCATCACCGATCCCTTCCCACCCGGCGATGCCTGAGTGTGAGAGCGAACGCGTGAAGGCGACGCCCGCCTTCACCATCGCATCCTCGCCGCCTGCCCGCAGCACATCGGCCGCGGCGGTGCGAGCGAGCAGAATTGCTGCGACGGTGATCGGTCGAAACTGCACACGGACGCCAGGAAGAATGTCGAGCCAGTACGGCTCGCGATCAAACGCGAGTTTGAGCATGGGAGCCCCTCAATGTGTGGGGTTAGTAGGCCGACACGTCGTTGATGAGTGCGGCGGTCAGCGTCTTCTGCAACGTCGGATCCTCGGCGGCCTGGAAGGCGAATGCGGCCTGAATGCCACCCGGACCGGTGATCGGTTGCTTCGGCTTCGGTAGGTAGACCTCGTGCACGGTGAACAGGAGCGACTTGTCCTCATCGATCTCCCATCCGAAGGACAGTTCGCACGCGGTGCCGGCAACCGCCTGGTCAAGGAGGACCGTATCCGCGAAGCGAATGTTCACGGTGCCGGTGACGCTGACCATTGCCGGGTCGGAGTCCTCGATCCGACCGTCCGGCCGGATGACCTCGACCTTGTCGAGATTGTTGGAATAGGTGAGTTCGGCCGAGACAATCTGCCCGAGCGCGGTGCCGTTGCGCTTGATCTCGCCCATGAATTGCGAGAATCGCTCGATCACCGCTTCGGTCGGCGTCCCTGCGCCGGACGACCCCGCCTTCGTCTCACCCTGCGCGATCAGGCTCATGGTGGCGTTGAGAAGGCCTGAGCGCTGCAGCTGGATTTTCATGGAGTTGGCGCGCACCCCGAAATTCATCCCGTAGCTCGGGACTTCCGGCATGCCGACCTCGATCGCCATGGAGGGCAGCGTGAGCGCGCCGGACACGAACGTGTGGGTGAAGACGCCGGTGTCTTCGACCGAGGTCGGTGCGCCGAGCAGCAACTTCAGCCAGTAGCCGAAATTGCGCAGGTCCACCGGGACGACAACATCACCTTCGTTGTTGACGACGTCGCGGCTCGGCGGCAACGGCTCCCGGCCGTAGCCGAGCAGGTCGCTCGCGATCAGGTTCTGCTCGTCGCCAAGCGCCGCCGAGACGAATGGCAGCTTCTTGTAGCCGGCGACCGGCGGCGTGCCGTAGGTCGTCTCGAATGCCGCGGCCATGACGGCGTTGGCGCCGCGTGCGCGTGCCATAGGATTCTCCTGATTAATTGCGTTCAGTTCAGTGGATCGGGTGTGCCGTAGACGGCGACGATGGCCGCGTCGGCCCACCGGCCGGCGCGCGCGCCCGCAGTCTCCACATCGTCGGTTGCCGGCGCCTGCGCCTCGATGAAGTCACACAGACCGCCGAGCGTGCGGTCCCCGGATACGGCCGCCCCAATGGCTCCGAGCATCTCGTCGAGCACCTGTTCGGGAGTCTGCGAAGGCGTCTCGTAGGCGGCGAGCTCGATCGGGATGCGGTGGCTATAGACGTAGACGAGCGGCGAGAGCATCACCTCGGGCTCGCCTGGATCGCCATCGCGAACCACCACAAGACCGCCGGGCGAAATTCGCTCGGGCTTTGCCTGGTTGCGTTTGACATCCGCATCCGGCAGTGCCGACGCAAGCAGCGCCTTGACCGCATCGAGCACCCGCTCGCGCTTGCTGCTCACGGGGCAAGTCCCACCGTGACGGACAGAATGAAGACGAACGATAGAACCGTCAGGACGATCGCGATCGGCCGATCAATCATGTCGATCTCCAGCGACTGGCGATGACCCCTGGCACGCGGTCGGCCCATCGCTGGGCAACGCTCGCGATATCGAAGCGCTTCTTGAGCGTCACCTGCGGAACCAGCAGAAAGACCACCACCGTCGAACGGCCGGCGATCCGGGTGTAGGTGGCCCCGCTGCGAGTGCGACCGGTGTTGGCGCGCGCAAGACCGCGCTTGGTAAGCCGCGCATGATCGGCGACGAGCAGCGACGGTCCACCGCGCCTATAAACGAAACGAAGCCGCATCCCGGTGCGGCGTTCCCAGCCACCCGGCGTGATCCGCTTCATGGCACCGGTGGCGCTGATGCCTTTGACGCCCGCGGCCGCCGTGGGGATCGCGAGCCAGAAGCCGCGCTGCGATCGGATCGTCACCCCCCGATCGAAGGCATCGACGATATTCGGCGCTTTCGACCACACGAACGATGCGGCCTCGAGACTGACCGCCCCTTCCGGATACGTTCTGCCACGCCAGGTGTTGGCGAGCCGCTGACCCAGTCCGGCATCGGTCACGTCGGCTCGCAGCTCGCCCTTGAGCCCGTCCGTCACCTCACGCATGGCAGCGGTGACCGAGCGCGCGGCTGCTCCCTCCACCTCGCTTAAGCCTTTGGTGAGGTCATCGGTTTTGATCGAGAACCGCATCGGCTTAGCCCTGCGGGGAAACCTCGCAGGTCCAGATCAGTCGTTCTGCGTCGATGGTGGGCGTGGCGATGACGGCGAAGATTTCACCTTCGATTTCGAGCGTGTCGCCGGATGCCGGTGTCGGCACCTCCACGCGGCGCACGTCGATCAAGACCGTCGGCACGACCGCACGGCTGTCACCGAAGCCGACAACCTGGTCCGGGCGCTTGCGGATGACGCGGACGGTCGTTCCGTCACCGGTCCCTCCGAGCCGCCAAAGGGCGTCGCGGGCAAGCGCCGGATCGGCAAACAGCGTGTCGATTGCTGCCCCGAACGCCGTCATTGTCTTCAGAAGCTCGCGTTGAGACGCACGCGGCCAATTGTTTCGCCGGCACCGCTGCCCACAGCCTCGATTGCAACACCGACCAGCGTATTGCTGGCGACGGTCTTGGTCGTCTCTTTGGCGGTGTTGTCCCAATAGATTTTGTCGCCGACCGCCCAGGCCTGCGAGCCGACCTTCTTGAGATCGAACACGCCGACAAGCGCGGCCTCGATCGCCTCGCCATTCGCAGCGGCGCCAGTGGCGACGCCAAAGATCGCGCCGACCAGGAGCCCGTCGCCAGACGCGACATCGTAGGGCGCCGTGAGCGTGATGGTATTGCCGGGCTGAACATAGTTTTTCATGGCAGATTTCCTTCTGAAGCGACGAAGGGCGGCCGAAGCCGCCCGTTCAGTCAGTCCAAGATTGGAGTTTTAGGGTTATGCGCCGGCGTTCTTGTAGAGGCCGCGCCAGTCAATCGCTTTGGCGCCGAAGTCGAGCCGACACTTGATCTCGACGCCGTCGACATCGAAGCCGTTACGGGTCTCGATGTAGGCGCCCTGCTGCCCTTCGAGATACGCGTACTCGATGGTGTCGATCTGGGCGGGGTTTGCCGCGAGATACCAAGCCGTGGCGCTCGCGTTGTCGAGCCGAGGTTCGGAGATCGGAGAGAGCGTGCGGATCGATTGCGGCACCACATCGCCGGTCTTTGCCGGCACGAGGTTCTGCGCGATCAGCTGCTCGGCCGCGAGTTCCAGCGCCGCCGGCACGATCAGGAAGGACGGGCGGATGTTGAGCACCGTCTTCTTGTCGAGGCCGGTCTGCTTGGCCATCGCGGCGCGGCCGTCGCCCACCGTGGTGACGCTGAGCGCCGCGCCTGTCCCGGCGAGGTTCTTGTGCGTCGTATGGAAGAGCGCGACACCGTCGGCCATCGCGGCGTTGGCGGTGACGATGGCCCAGACCACATCGCTTTCGAGCGTGGCGATGGCGGTGCCATACATCGCCGGAATGCGGGTGAAGGCATCGAGGTCGTCGTTGATCAAGACCTGCCGCGTGATGCCGACTACGCGACCGTAGGTTTCGATGCGATAGCTTTCCTTCGATTCCGCTATCGTTCCGCGCTTGAACTCGCCGCTCTCGTTGACCTTCAGGAGCTGCGGCGCCTCGCCGATCTGCACCCGGTTCATGGCCTTGAAGTCGGTCGCGAGCACCTGCCGGCAGAACGCCACAAAGGTGCGCGGATAGGCATCGTAGGCTTGGCGCAGCGTCTTGTTGGTGACCGCCGAGAGGATTTCCGGGAAGTCGGAGGTCGAGTGCAACGCACGCGTTGCGATCTCGTCGCGCGAGAAGCCCCGGACATTGACGCCGGCATTCGCCAGAAACTCACGCGCCAGCTCGAGCAGCGTCATGCCGCGGTATTCGCGGGCAGGCTCGCTGAGTGGGAACAGCGTCGGGCTGTAGCGGTGGAGGAGCGCATTCGCCACCGCGTCGCGGCGAGTCACTCGCTCGTCACGTCCGCCGAGCGGCACCGAGACATGTGGGAAGACCCGCGTCCGGTCGGCGGTCTCGGCAACCTTGTCGAGGATTACACGACGCGCCTCATCGACCCCGACATTGCGCTTCACCAGGTCGTCGGAAAAGGCGCGCTCCAGCCCAAGCCGGGTCGCGAGATCGTAGATCGTCGAGACCCGGTCGCGCTCGATTTCCTGGGCGCGTGCAACGAGTGCTTCCGCCGTGGGGGCGGGAGGCGTCGGTGCTGTCGGCGCGACCGTTGCTTGAGCAGGCTTGGCCGGACGGGCATCCGGCTGTGATCGCTGTTCCAATCCTTCCTCCTTGTGATCGAGGATCCCGGGCAAGGGAAGTTCGCCGGTCGCGTTCGGGTCGGGCGCCGCCGGCTTGGTCTGTGCATTTTCCATGATGGTTCTCCTGGGAGTGGTCGCGTCATCCCGGTCGAGGACGCAAGGCATCAACCGATCAACCGAGCGGAAGCCGGCCGCCGGGTCGGCCCCGACCGGGACCGCGGAGATTTCGAAGGGAGTCCAATCGACGGCTCGCCACAGTTCGGGACCGTTCGATGGGCGCGTGATCTCGTAACGCTGGACCTGATAGCCGATCGACACCGCGCGCAGATGGCCGCTGCGGATGTCGTTCCAGATCGGGGCTACGTCCTCGCGCTCGCTGAAGCGCACACGCGCAAGCCCGCGGCCGTTTTCGATGCGCGCCGTGCCAGGCACCACCGAGCCGATCACGGCCTCAAGCGCGAAGCGATCATGTACCTTCAAGAGCGGCGCGCCGGCATTGAGCCGATCGAGATGGACCTGCGCGGGGTCCATGCTCAACTCCTCGTCGAAGGGCTCGCCGAAGAAAGGCTGGCGTCTCACCCGCGCGCCGGTCGACCAGATCACGTCGATCGAGCGGTCCTTCTCGTCGAGAGTCGCAGGCAACAGGTCCGCTGCCCGCATGAGTGCGGGCAGGTCGATCGTCCCATGCATGTGATTACCCCTCAGATGGAGCGCTGGCGCCGTCAGCCGTGGCATTGACGTTCATTGCCGCCTGCAGCACGCCGGTCTTGGTGACCTTTCGCGGGTCGCTGTCGAGCACGAGGCCGAGCGCGTCGAGCTTCGCATTCATCGCTGCGATCTCGGCGAGCACCGCCTCCGGATTATGGCCCTGACGTGCGATAGCTTGCGCGAGCGTCATCGTTCCCGATCGCATCGCCAGCAGATCGGCCATGGCGTCCTTGAGAGGATCGACCGCCTCGAAACGGGGCGGAGACCAGGTGACCGCGATCTTCGCTTGCGGAAGGCGTCCGGCTGCCCAAGCCTGTGCCGTGAACCAATCCCAGGTTGGCTGACAGAGCATCGGAATGAACAGCTGCCACTGAACGGCGTCGATCATTCGCCGGAATTCGACGAGGCCGGCGCGAATAGATGAGTAATTGACCTGGCTGAGATCCCCGGTCAGCAACTCGTAAGGCAGCCGGAAACCTGCGGCGACGATGTGGAGCTGGGCACGAAGCCACTCCGAGACCGCTGCCGTCGTCGCCGGCTGATTGAACTTGATGTCCTTTCCGCCGCGCGCATAAGCGATCAATCCGGGCTCGAATTGCTCGATCCGGTTGCCGTCACCGTCTACAACCGCGGGCGCGATGCCTTGCTCGGCTTCGTCGGCGCCGAGAACGATGCCGACGACGCAGGCTTCGGTCTTTTTGCGAACCAGCTCGGCCTGCGTCCAATCATCGAGATCGCGCAGCGCTCGCATGACCGGGGTACCCCACGGCACACCGCGCACTTGTGCTCGTTGCTTCTCATAGACATGCGCAACGTCGGACGCCGGAACGGCAATGCTCTCGATACGCCGTCGTAGCGATGTGCTGTTATCGCCCGGATGCTGGGCAAACAGCCAATAGGCGCGGCGGCGTCCAATCGCATCAAACTCCACGCCCTGGAGGACACGTCCACCATCGGCTATTTCGCCGGTGCGGCTTGCATCCAGCAGGTCGGTCTCGACGATCTGAAGCTGCAACGGCACGGCGAGCCCATCCGTCAAGCGGCGCGGGCGCCGCCGCAACAACACCTCGCCGGCCTCGACCATCTCGCGACACGCAAGGGTCTGCAGTCCGTAGCAATCGAGCTGACCATCGGCGTCGCATTGCGCCGACCAATCCTCCCACAAAGCGTCCGTCTGCCGATCGAGCTTCTCATCGCCCGTAGCGGCTCGCGGGATTATGCCGGCGCCGACGATATTGTTGACGAGGACCGAAACCGCCTTCGCGGCGTGCGGATTGTTGCGCACGAGGTCCCGCATGCGGTCGCGTAGCAAGGCGCCAGCGACCGATATCTCGGCATCGGCCGACGTATTCGATGCGCGCCACCCATCCGTCCGACGGCCGCGGGCGGCTCCGTCATAACCGCGGGTGAGCGCGTCGAAACTCTGCCGCGCCAATACCCGTCGGACCGCGGCACGCGGAGCAACCGCGCCGATGGCGCGATCCAGCCAGGTCGCTTCGACCATCAGCGATCGCCGCGACCGAATCCGGCATAGCCTGCAATCGGCAGAGCCTGACTGGAGCCGGCTGAGATTTCCCGCTCGATGGTGCGGATACGCTTGAGCAAGTCATCGGCCGATCCGTATTCCACAGTCCGCCCGTCATATGTCACGCGGAGCGTGCCCGAGGCGAAAGCGCGCCTAAGCGCGGCAAGCTCGGCATCGGTCCACATCACTTCAGCCATCCTCTTTCCACGCTAAGCCAATCCGATCGGCGCCTTGCGCTCGGCACAGGTGTTCGCGCGAGCACGCCGGCAGTGACTGGCGCTGCTTGCTCGGCGATTTGACCTTCGGTCCCTTCAAGCCGAGGGCCTATCTGGTCTTCGAGATCGCGCCATCTCGCTTCGGTCCAGCGGTCGGCGCCAACGATCCAGGCCGCGGCACGGGCGTAGACGCGACAGTCGAGCGCCTCGTTGCGCTCGCGTAGCTTTTGCCATTCGAGCCGGGTGAAGCCGCGTTTCGTTCTCACGGTCACGAGTTGCTCGGCGGCGAGTTGCTTCAACCACTCAGCATCGACGCCGCGCGGTAGGTGAGCGAATCCCGCTGGAAACGTAGCGCCCTCCGCGATTTCTTCATCGGTCGGTTTATCAAGCCGCAGAAACCGATAGGTTTCGCTTTTGAACGTCGCGACTGCGATCGTCCAAAGCCGCGCGCCACGCCGCAGCTTACGCCCAGCTTCCGTGACATCGACGAAGGTGGGCCCAATGACCGGAGCCGCCCGGTTGAAGCCTTCCACGCCTTTGACCGGAGCCACCTGTGTCTGGCCGACCTTGCGCGCCCAGGCATAAACCGCGGGCGTCTCATAGCCAGTATCGATCGCGAGCTTCGCTAGCGCGAGGCGCGCCCCATGAGCATGCGGCCATGTGCGGTCCAGCAAGCCGCTCAGCTCGTCCCAGCACTCCGCGCGATCGGGACCGCCATTGATGACCAGGTGCTCGACGAGCCAGCTTTCCAGCCCACGCCCCCAACCCCATACCGAAACCTCGATGCGATCTTTCTGAACATCGGCGCCTGCGGTCAGGAACAAAACGCCCGACGGCACCGTGCCGATCTGCCACGCCTCGCGGCGTTCGTAGAGCCGTTGCCAGTCGGGTGCCTCGCCGGTCTCGATCCAGGTCTCGCCCAGAACACTATTCTTGAAGCTGCGCTTTGCCTCGTCAGTCGATTGTGCGGCCTCCCACATGCGGGCGATGTCGCCCCACGAGAACCAACCGACCGGCGAATAAAGCGCCGATAGATGGAATCCGACAGTGCCGGGATCGGCAGCTTCTGTTGTCGGCTGCCACTCGCCCCCCTGCAGCATCGCTGTCTTGTGATGCTCTTCGATAATCTCGTCGCAAGCGTCGCATTGGTAATGCGTAGTCTCAGGCTTTCCCTGTTCCCAGCGCAGCCGCTCGAAACGGAGCCACTGCATCACGCCGCACACCGGACACGGCACGTAGAACCGGCGGCGGTCGGACGCCTCGTACTCACGTTCGATCCGTGAAAAGCCGTGGATCGTCGGGGTCGACGCCAGAAACGCCTTCGCACGCCATGAGAAGGTGCGCGTGCGAGCCTCGGCGAGAGCGACCGGATCGCCTTCCTCGTCGGCCGACGGCGGATAGGCATCCACCTCGTCGAGGAAGAGATAGCGCGCCGGCATGGAGCGCAGACCGACCGCGCTGTTGGCGCCGGTGAGCACCAGCAACCCCGCCGGAAACTCTTTCGACAGGACCGTATTGCCGGCGTCGCGGGAGCGCGCCGGTTTGACGCGCTCCCCCAACGACGGGCATTCGTCCACCAATGGATCGATGCGCTGGAGCGAGAAGCGCTTTGCCAGTTCGACCGTCGGCTGCACCGCCAGCATCGGGCCGGGCGCATGATGGATGACGTAGCCGATCCAGTTGTTACCCGCCTCGGTCGCACCGACCTGGGCAGCCTTCATAA